TAAACTGTTCATCTTTCGCCCTTTGTTAAGGCCGATAAAGCTACTAACCGAGTAGCCCTCTCAGCGTGTAGTTAAAGTATGAACCTACCCACCGACAAAAGGCAACGCGACACGCCCTATTTATTAAGCCTGTCCTCTAGCAACATCTCGTATATACGGTCTACTCGTATCTCTATACGCTCGACACGCCCTACCAGGTTATGCCCGCCGTTGCCGTCAGGTTTTAACTCAGATAGGTAGTACTTAACAAGATGGCGCACAAGCCCAGCCATAAGCCCTGAAAGGGTAGCAATCCCCAACGCTACCGCTATATATGCCTGGGCTTGCGACATTTACTTAGCGCCTATCCCGAGTTGCTTTTCATTAGGTGCTAGAGCTTTCAATACTGGCCCAATTAGTCCAGCTATAAAAGCATTAGCTAGTACTTTAGGGTCTGAAATACCCGATAAATACAAAGCTCCTACACAAGATAAAGCCGCACGTAGATAAGATAAGGCCGCTGCCTTTAGTTGCGCGCTCAATTTGAGTCCGCCCAGGCAATAACGTTAAAAGTAAAGGACGGTGTTACGCCGCCAATTTCGTAATTTACTCTTAGGTTATCTGTAAAAGGTGTGGTCAATCTTATAACCTCACGGCTTGCAGCTGTTTTCTGTGTGAACGTAGCTATAGTGTTGTAGTTTGTGCCGTCTGTTGTATCTTGCACGACTACATCTAGGGTAGGTGCGGTGCCACTAGCTGCAGTTACCTGTAGCTGTAGTACTAACTGCCGTGCAGCTGCAAAACCTGTAACCGCTGTGCCTGCCGCTGTTGCTGTGCGAACACCTGAGGCTAAAAGGGTTACCGTACTTGCAGGTATATTAGCTTGCTGTATGTCACTCATTTTTGCTCTTTTCTAGCCCTAATTTGTTTATTAACTCTGCAACCTTTGCAGGGCCAATACTAATCTCAAAGTGCATTTCGTCTTTACGGTTTTTGTAATCCCCACCCCAGGTTAGGCCGTATTTTTTAGCCAGGGCTCTAATCATAGGTACCTTGTTAGTCTCAAACGTACCTACTTTAGCCAGCGGGTGTTTAGTTGCATTGAGGTCTATAGCTGTGCCGCTACTGTGGTTACTAATTTTGTCAGTAGTGCCTCGCACCATACGGTAGCAGTAACCCCAATCATCTAGCTCCCCACCTTCTAACGGCTCTATTAGCTCGTTAAACTCTTTAGCAAAGTTAATAAGTAACGGCGCTACCTTTTCAGCGCAACGCAGTTTTAGGTTTGTGCCTTCTACCTTGTAGGATTTAACTCCTATTTCAGCTTGGTCTTTAGATGCCGGCCAGCCGTTATAGCTAGTCTGCATTATTTGCCTAGCTTGAACCCGTCAGGCAATGGCTTTTCGTAATTCCACTCAGCAATGTAATCGCCTAATCCGTCAGAGTCATTTTGAAGGATTATTTTACTGTGGAAAATATAATCCTTTTCTACTAACTCAGGATAAATCTCAATAATTTGCTCATATAATGATTTCATCAGGTTCTCACTCCTACCGCTGTAAAATATGAACTTGTACTGCCGCTATAAACAGAAGTTTGACTAGATGAAAAATAAACCTCTACGTAATCTGTTGTACCGTTCAAATACATAATAGTTGTATTTTGAGCCCTAAAGCCTGGAGTACCACCGCTAGGGCCATTAGAATTATTTGCGCCGTTTTTGTAAAAATTCATACTTAGCGTTCCAGCATCGGGATTGTATTGCGTGGCAGTCATAATATAATAGCCGCCAACATTTGGTGTAAATCTAGATGAAGCAAAACAACTTGCAGTATCCCAGTCCTCTACTTGATAGAGTTTTTTTGTTTGAGTATTTGCTGAAATTGATTGGTCTTCATTTGAGTAAGCTCTAAAAGTAGGCAAGCCCGTAGCACCTGCTGGAGTAGCCCATTTAACTTTATACGGGCTAACTGTTGTGTCGGCGGTTAATACTTGCGCGGTTGTACCAATAGGCAGGTTATCGTAAGTACCTGAGCCTGTACCTACTACGATATCGCCAGCTGCAGTAATGGTTGTGGCCATATCGTTAGTAATAGTTACGGTGCCGCTTGTGCCGCCTCCAGTAATACCTACGCCAGCTGTTACACCTTCAATATCACCCGTAGCACCTGAGGCGACCCACGCTGCACCGTCATAATACCAAAGCCCGTTAGTGTCTTTAGTAAAAGCAAACTGCCCCTCTTGTGGTGAGGTAATTGCTGCGTTACGAGCTGCCGCTGAGGCAAACACCAATACGCCCTGCATTAGGTAGCCGTTAACGTCAGCTGCCGTAAGTACCTCGCCAGTAGTAAAGGTCTTAAAACCTAATCCAGCTGCCATAGTCTTATCTCCTTAATAACTTAATACGCCGCTGTCAAGCAAGCCGTATATGGATGAGTCTAATATAAAGCCGTCAATTATTGGCTCTAAAGTGGTAAGTGTTGTTTTCCAGCTGTTAGGCGTAATGCTCATAGCAACGCCAAACACCTGTAAAGTTTTAGTAAGGGTTGAACCCCCAGGTTGATTTGTAGTAATAGTTACAGGGTCAAAATAATCTAGGCTTAAAGCTGCAATAATGCCTGTATTGTAATTATTGGTGTATAAATCTAGCTGAATAGCATCGCATCGGATACTTGTCTCAGCCCTAGATGCAACGTATGCCTGTGCGTAATCTAGGGCCACGGCATCGGTTTGCATTAGTAGGTTTTGCTGGTTATAGCTATGGATAAAATACTTATCTATGCTTGGCTGGTTTATAGCCGTTTGAGCCGTACCGCCGCTGCGCGTAATGCTAGCTGAGTTGTAAACTAGGGTATCATCAAGGCGCCACACCGCATCAAAATAGCTAATATCTGAGCCATTATCGTTAAATACTGTAGGCGTAGCCCCTGTACTGCCAGCCGTAACTGAGCGGTCTTGAAAAACAAAACTGCCGGCTGCATCTACATATAAAGCGCCGTATTCGCTAGTCTCTACGGTCTGCATAGCTGCAAGGCTTGTGCGGGCTGTGCCTGGGTCTGCCTGCATTGTAGTCAAACCTGCATCTACGTCACGCATAGAGACGGGCCAAGAGATAGCATCTAGTAGGTTATTTATTCTTGCACCGCTAAGCTGACCCGCTGAGGTGCCGGCCACGGTACTTATCTGTGCATTTTGTGCCAGTCTAAAGGCATCTACAGCTGTAATAGTGGTATAAACAACATCAAGGGCATTTTTAGGTGTCGTAGTTTGGTAAGTAGTAATAAAACCTGAAAAGATAGGGTAAGTAACAGCTCCATAAGTAGCCGTAATCTGCACTTTACGCATAGGTGTTAATAAATTGTAATACGGCCCACTAGGGTTTTGCGGGTTAAAGTCTCCGTTTTGGTCAACGATACGCATAGTAAGGCTGCCCGTTTGAAATTGGTCAGCTTGTGGATTACGCCCGCGCTTTGTCTCAATACTATCTACTACGTCAGATACATCCACAATAACTGAGGCGCTATCGCCTAACACGTTAGTACCCAATATGCCGCTGTCTAAAATCATCGCCTGAGCAAAAGCTGGGCCAGTACTAAAGTTAATAACGGCGTTAATTACGGGTACGGTCATAATGCCCCAGCAAAGTTGAGGTTATTGCCAAACCTGTTATTTTCTTGTACGGCATTTTGTACTACTTCAATAAGGCCGCTTGTCTTATCTATAATTTCTACCGTTACGGATGAGCCTGAGCCATAGCCTGCGCCTCTGTTCATATTAACGCTATAGCCGCCAAAATCACCTAACTTCTTTTGAAAATCAACAAGTGATAAATATTGAGCGTAGTTTTCTTGCTCTTGTATTTGAGCCATAACATCGGCTAATACGGCTACCGCATCGGTAACCTCTAAAATGGCGCCTATAGATTCTTTGCCAGTTAGTTTTGCTATTGGCGTAACATCTTTTATGCCAAAATCTTTTTTACCGCCTGAGCCACTACTACCAGTTGTACCAGTTTTGCCTGTACCGCCAGCAAGTAAATCCATCATA